TGAGTACTATATGTACCGGAAGCATTCTCTACTGTTGATACAGTTGTTGACGAAACAGAAGAAACAGTCATGGTCTGTGAAGATATTAAAATTTTATCTCCAACGTTGAATTTTGTATCAGCATTTGTCAAACCGGTAATTGTATTAGCACCGCTTGTAATTGATCCTGTATCTACAGTACCGGAACTTATGCCAGTGTCATTTAACACAACGTGGAAATTACTTGTTGCTATTGAATCACCAGACAAACCTGAGAATGTATATCTTTCATCAGCTGAACCAGTTGCAATACTGAATTGACCGCTAGTAGAAATAGTTACGTCAAAGTTTTTAATGAACTTGAAATTTGTATCAACATTATTTGACGTATCTCTAAGAGTTTTGACGTCAGATACCGGGAGAGGAAATATTGATCTATTAAAGTTGGTTTCTGAAACAGAAGCTACACCATTAGACACAATAATATCAGCAACAGCATTAGCTTGTGAACCACTTGAATTGTCAATAAACATACTTCTTGCCGAAGTGAATGGACCATCTGTCATATTCACATCATATAGATAAAGTTTATATCTAGCGGCCGCTGAACCTTTAGTACCTGATACGTGTTCTACTGCTCTTACCCTTGCTGTCCCAATCTGAGCACCGGCAGGTGATGCACTATCAGAAAATGTACCACTGGAAATAGTGTTGCTAAATTGATTTCTTATTGAAACAACATTATGTGTATTAACATCCCACACACCAGCATTTTCGTGTACGATAACATAGTTGCCGTAGTTAGGAGATACACTCACTTGTTCAAGTGACTCTGTATCATTTCCTTTGGAAATGTTGACTGGAATAGAAGCTATTGTTTCTATGTCATAACCTTTTACGTAAGCTCGACCAGGATCCATTTCAATAACTAGTTTGGTAGAATCACCACCATTATCTGCTGTATATTTTCCAAAATTATTGGCTTGATTCAGATGTTCCTTAACTTTAATAGTAAGACCTTCAGTGATAAAACTACCAGATGTATCGGAGTGATACCTAGCAACCATATCCTTAATTTTAGAGTAGTTTGGTCTAGGTTCATTTTTAACAGGTATACCACCTCTAACCTCTAAGACTTTTACAAAATTAGAAGATGTATTACCAGTAATTGGATACTTGGCTATGTTAGCCGAAATTTTTAATCTGTTAGCACCTGGAGCAGTGTAGTTGTATGAGCCATTAGCTGGATCCAACAATGTCTCATCAGAGGTGTAATCTACTATTGATTCAACAATATCATAACCAACGAAATATGATCCTGACTTAGCATACTTACTTAAAACTATTGATTGTTCTGGTATTCTTACAAAGTGGTCTTTTGCAAAAACAATACCTTCACCCAATGTAATTCTTGAACCAAAACCGGTACTTGATGATCCAGATATAACATTTGCTGAATAATTACCTGTAGTTGTGTTTATCACTTCACTCGAAGAAAACGCAACGTTGCCAGTTGTATTAGCTATACCTGTATCAATATATTTAACAAACAAAGTTTTTGTGCTAGGTGCAGATGCTTCAGCACCTTCAGCGGTGTCAATAACAACAGCTAATACGTTTGATGTTGCCCCTCTAATTTCAAGATTTTGGAAATTTGAAACAAGAACCTGTGATGTGTTCGAACTTCTATCTCTAAGTTTTACAAACGGTACAGGTTCAATCTTATAATCACACCCCTTGATTATAGAACCTTCAACGTATATACTCTCAGCAAACCTATCAATCTGGTTTTGCAATATGCTTTGAGTTTGAGTTAACTCGCGGCCTTGTACCGCCAACCCAGGACGATACAATACTCGATGATAATTCTTAGTCTCATCAAAATCATCGTAGTATGGATCAACATTAAAGTTGGTTGACAATGTTACTGTATTTGTATTAGCCGCCATTTGTTATACCGTTAAAATCTCATTGTTAGTTTAACATCTTCAATTTGATCTTCAGATCGAGCCGAAGCATTTTTGTTCTCAATATAAAGTACATCGCCAGAGTAAAGTTGCAACTCTCCTGATGTAATACCGTTTACGTTTGCTGTCACCGAACTTGTATTACCTGTAACTGATTCTAAATTAGCAAATGTACCGTCTATATCTGTTATTTTAATGTAACCTTTAGAACCAGTAGAATTCGTATTAGCCCATAAGACTACTCTACCAATGGCACCTGATGTTGTACCTGTTACAATCTCGTCTTGTGTATATATACCACCAGTAACACCAGTTAAAGATAGCTGTGTTGTCTGATCATATGCAGCGTCACCTGCAACTGCACCGCTGTTTGCTAACAATGGATTCTTTACTAATCCAATCATACGAAAATCATTGTTAGATGGGAAGTTACCTCCTTCAGTACCAACCAATCTAAGATTCAACATTACATTGTGACCAGCTAACTCGCTTACCGGATCACTACCATGACCTCCTGGTGGTGATACTCTTGGATCCAATGTTGCTCCAGCTCCACTGTTTGCTGAAACTGTCGCAGCTGCTTTAGAGTAGTTCGATCCCACATTTATCATATTTATCTTAATTAACTGACCGTTTGTAGATACATTAGCATATGCCAACGCACCAGAACCATCACCTGTTATAGTAATAGTTGGAGACACTAAGAATGTGCTTGACGTGTTTGGTATGGTAGTAAAACCAGTATTTACAGTTATAGACTTAGTTGATGCAACGTAGTTTACAATTTTTCTTATTTGCCCAGCACCAAGACCAGAGGTAATGAATAATGAAGAACCAGTATATTTGTCATCATCATTACTTGCTCCAGAATCAAGAATCAAAAATGAACTGTTTGTTACACTAGCTAATGTATTGGCTCTTGATATGTAACTTGCACCATTAGTGACAACATCTATTATTTCAATTGCTCCATTAACAGCAGCTTGCTGAACATCCCACTGTGCACTACTATCATCAGCAGTCAATGTTTTAACAGGTATATAGGATGGAGTTTCAAACTTTAATATTTCAGCTGCTGTTATGGAATACATATACTTCCATATATAACCATCGGACGTGGTTATAAGAGATGTGCTTGTACCAGTAGGTTTGACTGTAGAAGCAGCACCTCTATTGTTAAACATACATTTATAAACATTTTCATCATTGGTTAGAACAAAATAATTGCTATCGTAAAGATTTGAATCGTTATTGTCAAACTCTGTATAAACAGTTCCACTAGTCCAATCATATCTTCTTACGGCATAAGACATATCATTTGTACTAATTTTTTTAGCAGCAAGCATATTACGCCAAGGATCATATCTTATATCTGACAGTGTATCTTGCGGTTCTGGAGGTGTATCACCATCAGGCCATGGCTGCAAACGACCAATGAACAAATATAGAACATCAGGAGACGTCTCAGTGAACGCTTCTTTGAAATTTTGAGCGTTATAGAGTCTGAATCGTCTTGTAATTAGTGCAGGCATTTATTAACTCCGATATTAACTAATTATTTATATCACACAACCTCAGGTGATGGAACTTGTGGTACAAATATCAACGTATTAAATGTGTTACTTTGCAGCTGTGATACTGTATTAGAACTGTACGTGGTTATTACAGCTGAAGATAATGGTTGATATGGATTATATACAACACTTTGCGGTTCTATGTAAACATTAGTTGAAATATTACCAAATGCAGCTGTTGGAGATATACTAATTAAACTATATCCTCCAATACTAGATGAAACATATGGATTACCAAATGCTGTTGAGGTAAACGAAATAGGTGCAATATTATATATAAGCTCGTTGTTGTTTTCTAGGCTAACTGTAGAAGATATACCCGTTGGGTCTAAATATCTTACTAATGTAGGTGTACCAACAACAGCTGTTTTACCACTAATTCCTACATTATCAATTGACAGTTTTGTGTAGGAATATGAAGTGGTAGACATTGAAACGTTTGAAGATATTCTGTGATCCCCAAATAATTTTGTACCAGCACCATGAGTTACACTCTTAACAATTTCTCTATAAGTGTTAACCGACTGGGTTGATCTTAACGAATACGAAAACTCTTGATAGTAGTAGTTGTCTTGTATTTTGTTGTTCCAAGATACAAAACCTTTTGTATCAATATACTTTCCAGGATAAGAAACTGTACCAGTTACAAGAGGAGCTCCAGTAGCATTTTCAGCTGCTAAGTTTGATATGTTCACAATTGTTACTGTATCGGAACGGTTGTAACCAGAACCAAACGACGTGAGTGAAACATTAGTTAATGCTCCAGCAACTAACTCTGCTGCTAGCTGAGCATTGTCACCATAAAATCCACCAGATCCATCAGGTAAACGTAGTTCATAAATTCCTGAATCTCTTGCTGTTACAGCAGGAGCAATTGTGTAGTTTGATCCCCTGGTGATAGCCTCCATTCCTGATATGGATCCTACTGTTGTATTCGAAGTACCTAATGCAGCACTTAACACAGTAGATGAATTAGCAATTGCTAAGTTAGCACTAATTGTACCAGTGTTCGATGTAATATACGTATTTGCATTAATTCTTGTACCACTAAGATCAGCAATTACGTCATCGTATGTCTGAACAGTTTCTGTATTTGATATGGCAGTGACCCTGAAATTAGCACCAGAACCATCTCCGCCGGATATAGTCACTATTGTGTTACTGACTCTATACCCTTTACCTCCATTAACAATTCTTGGAGATATAGTCTCACCTGTAGTACCAGTAAC